GATCGCCTGTGTTTGTGCCATCACCTTTTGTGATTCATATGCTGCTGAAGCCAACTTGAAACCAATAGCACCAGCAGCAACACCAAACGCTGCACCAACCTTTGCAACATTCTTGATTGTGTTTGTCAGCCCTTTATCAAGAGTGCGCAAAGCGAAAGTGCTTTTATTTCCTGCGCCCTGAAGTGTCTGAAAATCTTTGATTGCCTTAGATATGCCCTTACTGTCAAAGGTGCTTACTATGTTTACGCCAACTGCCATAGATCTATCCGTTCAATCGCTTCTGCACTTCACCATCAATCTTGCGAATTGAAACTTCAATAGCCTTTTCAATCAACGGCAAGTTCTTTTTCGTTTCAGGATACATTACACGAGAACGGAACTTGCCTCTTCTTGATTTAGTTGGTTTGTGCTTATCAAGATTCGCAACAAACTTTTGACCAGCAGCAGCCTGCGCACCTCTGCCAGCCTTAGTTGCAGAACCAGCAGTGTCATAGACTTGACCACCAGCATCTTTCTGTTGCAAACGAATCAACCCATATTGGTTAGTGCCTCTAGGTTTTTTCGTATTAACAACAACAGTGACACCTTTCTTTGCATTACTTCCCAAATAAGGAGGAAGCCGTGCTGCACCTTCACGCCCACCAGAAGTGTGCCAATTCATCAAAGGCTCATCAGGGAACTCACGACCAACAGCATCAGCAGCAGGTTGAGCAGACTGAATCAGATCTGCCTTGATGCGCTTGAATGTTTGATATTCATATTTACGCAACTCTGCAAGCGTTGCACGCACACCATACACATCAACTTTGATCATGTGCAGATGTTACTACCGTCTGCGATTAGCCCGTTCAGCCTTCTTAGTTAGATAATCCAACATGGCTTGAATCATCACATCACTTTCATCAAGCAAATGTTTTGGTGAAATGCCTGTTTCGCAGGCTAAATAGGCAACGATCCAATGTGCGGAATCGTCACCTAATCTGCTTTTGGGACTTCAACTTCCTCACGGATTTCAACAGTTGTAACTGTGTTGATCCAATCCGGGTCAAACTTCAAACTTGTTTTGCGTGTACGGGTTTCGCTATGCCACGCCAACCATGCAAGATCTGTTAAGCGAATCTCTGTTTCAAAGCGTGCAACGCTGCGCTGCCATGTGCGTTCAAACGCAACGAAGTCAGCAAACACAGCATCAACATCAGACTTTGTGCCGTCATTAAACTCAACCATCAAAGCAATTTTCATTGCAGTCTCCTTCTAATTGTTGTTGTTAATAATTAAGAAGTTGTCTTAACTAAAGTTCCACCAGTGAATGTCAATGAAGTCATTGCAAGTTCACCAACGGCTCCGGATACAGGTGTGTGGCTTGATAGGAATGTGCCACTTACGGTATAGAGAGGATTCGTTGCACTAGTCGCTTGCGCACCCGGACGAACAGTAACAGTTGTTTGCTGTCCGACAAGTGGGAAAATTGTTGCTTCAACATTGGCTGCAACAAAATCTTGCATGAACTCAATCGTGATCGTATTGTTCTGGAGTCCCCCAACAAAAGACCTGTTAGTTCCAAAGGCTGTCACCTCTACGGACTCAATTTCGTAATTGAGTTCCACTGAGTTCGCTCTGTTGCTGAGAACCACACCGTTCACAGTGATATCGGCATTTGTAAGAACTAATTGAGCCATGATTATTTTTCCTGTTCGCTTGTTGCTGACTTTGAAACTTTTGCACTGACTTCAGCAAGATGACCTGCTTCAATCAACGCCTCAATGTTACACCCATCTAATGATGCGCTGTCCACTGTTTCACCCTGCTTGCCTGCAGCAAAGTTTTCGCTGAGTACTTTGTAACTTGCCATGTGATGTTTCCTATCCGTGAACTTCCACTTGCATTTGAATAACTAAAAACTGTGCGCCACCAGCATCAAGGCTGGTGATGTCTGCACCTGAGCGTACTATGAGAGTTGAACACACGCCACCAAGTGTTGGATCTCCTTCAATCGCTGCACGAATACTCTTATTTCCAGAATAGGAAAGATAATCGTCTAACTGTGCGTGGGCTGTGCGATCAAGATAACGACCAACGATCACATACACAGTCCAGTTCATAACCACATCACCGCCACCATAGGCTCTGTGATAATCAATGCTGTTGATCTGGGGGTATCCGAAAGGTGGGTTCTCTTGCTCAGGCTGATAGTTGAAAGTGCGCAGACCTGAGATGGTTGCCAATCGTGTTTGCAGTCCTGTGGCAACTTGCGAAACGGTTGCTGGCATTAGAGAACTCCGAACGCCACATACTGATTCAGCAGATCACGCACATCCGGATCAACAGCCCGAACCTGTAGAGCCATATCAGCAAACCCCACAACACCTAGAGCAGCGTTTAGACGGGCGAACTGGCGCATAGCAAGCAGCACACAAGCCTGCGACACATCAGCAGGAACAGCGTTCCAACCCCACTGTGCCGTCACCTGAACCGTTGGGAATGATGGTGTCACATACAACGGGAAAGTTGCACCACCAACCATACGGGCATGAACATAAGGGTATCCACGAAGCGCAGCATCAGTTGGCTCAAGGATGTAATCAATGCCCTGTGTGAGCGTGGTTGCATAAGTGCCGTTTGCTGTTGTATCAATCTTGATCGTCACCGTGCTGGTTGCCAAATCTTGTGGCATACGCAATAGGTATTCGTTGATTGGGTAAATGTTGATTGCTGTTGATGTGGACTTGTAAAAGAACCTGCCACAATAACCATCAATGCGCCTAGAGGCAGACTCAATAGCCTTCTCCAGTAGCCCGTCATCCACATTGTCTGTCAGCCTGAGCGCAGATTTAACATCTTGCAAACTGCAATAACCATTCAAAATTGCCATTGGTTATGCCTTGCGCTTAGATGCAGCCTTGCGTGTAGCACGCTCTGCTACAGGTTCAATAGTCGCTGTTTCAATCTCTGGAGTTTTCACTGAATGACCAAGCGCACGCAACACTTCATCACAGGCTTTTACACGATCCTTCAAACCTCTGCGCTCATAACCAGAACGCTCAACAAGTAGGGCTTCAATTTGTTTGTTCATATCGCAAATCATACACAATAGAAAAAGAAAGACCCCCAACACCGTTCAAGATGCTGAGGGTCTTTCGGCTCTAATCCGAAATGTAGTTATCGGCTTTAGAAGGTTGGAGTTACCAAGCCCGTGCCACCAATCAATGCAAACGCATTTGGGTAACGGTTTGCAGTGAACGCACTGTAACCGTACACAATCATCTGCACATCAAGTTCAGCACCCTTTGGTTGCTCAAAACGCAACATCATTGGCGAACCATCACCCTGTTCCCAGAGGTGTGCTTCTTGGCTGTTACCAATAATGATGACATCCTCGTTAGTTCCAGTTCCGTTTGCTGTGGTCACATTGGCATCCGTGATTACTGGCAAGCCTGCAATCGTGTAACCAGAGTTTCCATAGACAACTGAACCCTGTCCAACACCTACAGCGTTGAACGAACCGTTGCCAACTGGAACTGCCAGTGGGCGGTTGGTGGTGTCAAGTGCTGCAAGGATGAAAGCCAAACGGCGTGGGTGCATCAAGATGAAGTTAGGTCCGGCGAAGTAGTTGGTCTGAATACGCTGAATTGCATCCATCAGTTTTGGATAAAGTTCTGCAACAGTTGGTGAAGCATCAGTGTAGGTAACAACCTGCGTGATGGTGTTCATCAATGATGTTGCACTGGTGGTTACGAACAATGAATCCAAGTTGGTGTTGTATGCAGAAACAAGATCTGCCATCACCAATGAATCAATGCCTGTTCCACGCTCAAGAGCCTGACGGCTTACATTCTGCTGACCAGCAACAGTGACTACCGAAACATCAAGTTTGGTGTCATCCATGTTGGTTTCCTGAACTGCTGCACCTTCAGTTTGTACTGCGGTTGCAGAGCCAGTTGTGACCTTGCTGATGCTGATGGTCAAACCTGAATCAGGGAGTTGATGCTTGCGAGCAACATCCAAGAACGGGCGACCTGCACGGGCGAATGGTGCAGCCAAGTCGGTGAGGAATTGTGGAACAACCAAGCCAGCGAAGTTTGCGCTGGTTACATCACGGCGTTCAATTTTTTCCTCTTGCATATGGCGTGCAAGACGCTCTTTTGCAGAGAAGTCGTTGTTGAACTGTGCAGCGTATGCGTCAGCAACAAACGAAACTTCAGCCTGTGGGCTGTAGGTGCGTGCTTCTGACTTAACTACTGCAGGTGATGCAACTGCATCAAACTTCTTTTCCTTGCGGAGTTCTGCAGCCTCAGCCGAACGCTTTTCAAGTTCGCTGTGGGTTGCAATCTGCTCATCCAATGAACGAACCTCATCAAGTGATGCAACAATTTCTGCATCCTGTTCTGGGGTGAGTTCACGGGCTTCTGCCTGTGCTGCTGCAACAATGGCATCTGCCTTTGCAAGCGCAGCATCACGCTTTTCAATTAGGGATTTACTGAATGACATATGACCTCCAAGATCATCTGAATTGTGTGTGTGTTTTCCTTTCAGTGTTAGGAGGTCAGTGATTAACTAAATCGGCTGTCTAACGGCTGCGAAGTTTCTGCAAAGCAACCTGATTTTTTCTCAGGCTCAAAGTAGAAACTGGTGCAACAGTAACAGGTGCATTTATCTTGCGCAACTCTGCCACCGTCTGCTCATACGCAGGGAAGGTCACAACGCTGACATCAAACAGTTGCACCTCACGAAGTTCACGAACTGAACGATCAGCGTTCCACGAATCCTTTACTGTGCGGAACGCAAAACTCATCTGCGACAAATCGCCACGCTTCATTGCTGACATGATTCGTGCAGCATCAGGGTTCATTGGGTCTAGTTCTGCTTCAACACGCAAACCACGCTCATCTTCTTCAAGGGCAAGAGTTCCGGACTTGGATCGTGCTAGTGGCACGCCTTCATGGTCAATGAGCAAACGCACATCAGCACCATCATTCAATGTTTTGCTAAAAGCACCACGCTTGACAAACTCTGTGAAACCCATGTATTCAGATGGTGAATCCCAAATGGCTGCATAGCCAACAATCGTTCTGCCTTCGTTCTCTGCACGAACTTCAAGATTGGAATACGCAATGCTGCGCTTCTCATCAATTTCAGTTGCTACCCATTGCACAAGTTCGCTCATATCTTTTCACCTTACTATTTGGAGTACAATCTTGCCACAGAATGTTAGTCTTTGTTCTCTGAATACTTTGGATGGTCAGAGTTCAAGAGGTCATTGTCCTGAATATAGTTTGCGCTTTCAGGTTTGCCATTCTTTGAGAGATACAAAAACGCATTGACCCTAGCCATAGCCCACTGTCCTCTGGTCATGTTTGGTCTGTGCGAAATAGAGAACGCACCTGCACCACGCCTATATACAGCACGCAAAGCAGACACACGAACCTTTGTCCATGCAGGGCGATCAGCATCCGACATTTCCTGATTGTGTTCATCAGCCTTTGTTTGTAATGCTTTCTCTGTTGATTCGCTCAACTGGATTCCTCCACCAGTATCGGCTGCCGAACCTGCAGGGTTCTTATCGCTACCAAATATCTGATCTTTTGGTGGTGCTGCAGCCCTTTCTTCATCCAGTCTTTCCACTACACGGTTTGCATATTCTTGCGCTCTGCGTGCTGAAGCCTTGCTTGAACCACCACCCCACAACACCATTGCAACCAAACCTGCAGTGATTT